TAGTAAGATTGGTCGCACCCTAATACTATATTATAAACTTGCATCTTCCATTCCTGCTACTCTAAGTTTTACAACATTAGTTATCTGCCATTGTTTCTGATCAAGTCCTTTTAACAAGCCTAGCCATTTGTTACGCATAAGTGCAAACTCGTCGATAATCTTTTCATAGTCAACAACATCTGCTTCGCCATCTACATATTTTTCAACGTCACGACTTGATAAAGCTCGTTGATAATTTTCGAGATATGTCTTAAAAAAAGAACTACGCAATCTGCGTAGTTCAATGTTTAAGTAATTAAGAATTGCTTCAATCTCTTGTAGTTGATTAAATCTCTGTTCAACAATACCTGGCATTTCTGCTGCTGCACGTTCAACATTTCCTTTGAGTTTTACTTCACTCCTAGCTTCAATTAACTGATCTTCAAAGTATTGTATTGCTTCTGGAATCTTACTAATATCTCTTGAAACTTCAGAGTAGTATCCCATTAATCGTCATCCTCAACTGTATCATACTCTGAGTCTAAATCAAGATAATAATTTACAGCATTGTCAAGATGTTTATCATGGCCAAATATTTCTCTTAGTGTATTATCAGCTACGCCATAATCGGCTAGTAAATCAACGTATTTCTCAGCTGCCATATCAATATGTTTTTTGTCTAAATATTCTTTAAACAACATCCAGATATCTGCAATTTCTTCATTATTCATGATCAATATCCTCCTCGATAATTTCAGTAACTTCGGTATTTACCACAGGCTTCATTTTTTCTTCGTACTGATCCATTACCATATTAAGTGTTGATCCAACCCATTGTTTACGATAATGAAGATGTTCTTCGCCAGCTAAGTCAATATACTTGAGTCTATTACCTTGCTTAACCAACAAGTTCTTCTTCTCAAATAACTCAACAAGGCCGCTGTATGGATTCATGCCAGTTTCATAAGGAATCTTAACCTGCACACCTTCGAAAGGTTTTGCATAACGTGTTTTCATTACTTTACACCCGGCTCTAATACCCATAACTTCTGAGATCTTGTTGCCGTCTGGATCTTCTTTCAACTTCATCTTTTTCATTGCAACAACAATACTTGATGCATAGATAAATCCTGAACCGCCGCTAATCTTATCATCTGGGTCAAACATATCTTGTGATGCGTATGTGTGGTTAGTACATACTAGTCCAACGTTCAATGAGCCGATCATGTTAACTGTGTTGCGAACCAGTGAAGTTAATGCCTTAGGCTTACGACCCATATCACCCTTCATATCGCCCTTGTTAAACTGATCAACATCAGTAGGTGTTAATAACATACCTAAACTATCAACTACAAACAATACTTTAGGACGATCTTCTGCATCCATAGCACGATAGTCTGTAATAAATGTTGAAATAGTTTTTGCTACATCATCAATCATACTCATGTTTAGCTTGAGCAATTTTTCTGCACTAGTATCAACTTGTAGAGCTTGTAACCAGCTTTCGTCAAGTGCATTCTCAGAGTCAATTAGTACTACAAAAATACCCTGATCCTGTGCGTGTTTTACAATATTACCTGAACAAAAATAACTCTTGCCTGCTCCTGATTCACCAGCAAATACTGTAACCTTACCTAGCGGAACACCTCTATGAAAGTCTCCACTAATAAGATAATTTAGTGCATACGAACCTGTTGAAATCCAATCAGTTGGATCATTAAATCCAGTACTCATACCCGAGATACTTTTTGTCAAGTCTTTACGAAATTTACTAACATCAAATGATTTAGCCATAGTTTCTCCTATATAATGATTAAAAGACCAAGGCTTTTACGGCCTTGGTTAATTTTGTGAAAATATGTTTTTATTCAGCTGTTTGACGTTTGCGAATCATTGCAAGAATATCCTGGGCATCACCGTTTGTTGATTCTGCTGCTGGAATAGCAGTTTCAACTGGAGCAGCCGGAGTAGGCGCTTCTTGCATTCTTGTGTCAGCAACTGGAGCACTTTGACTAGTTGCAGTTGCATTTGGAGATGCTGATTGAGTAGGATCACCAGTACGTGCTGCCATTCCACTTGGCCGGAAAAATTGACTCCAGCGATCAGCATCATATGCTTCACCGTCAACTGACGCTTCAAACATTTCTTTAAGTGCAACTACACCTTCTGGTGTTGGTTTCTTTGGAAGAAAATCTCCAAGATTAAACAACCCATGTGTGTTTACTGCATTCATCTCGCTGTCGCTTAATGGACGCTCTCTACGTGCCCAATTACTTGCGCCATAATCAGCATATCCACCTTTTGAACCTTTTGACAGTCTAAAGTCAACTCCGGCAGTATAATCAGTTGGAAGTTCTTCCATATCTGGATCCATTAATGCTGCTTTAATAAGTTGAAAAATTTGTGGTCCAATAATAAAACGTCGAATTGGATTTTCTGGTGCTTGATCATCCGCAATTGGATTTTCAGTTACAAAGCCTTGAAACACATACGAACGCTTTTTCCAATACTTACGACCCATATCTTCAAGACTTGGGTCTTTAAACCAACCGCGAACTTCTTGTAAGATAGGACATGATTCGCCATACATTTCCATACATGGAACTTGTACTTGTACTGGGCGTGAATCGGTTTGACCTTTGACACCCGAAAAGGGTAGTTTAATCATAAGACGTTCTGTCCAGAAAAAAGTATTGTCTTGATCATTATCAGGAAGAAAACGCAACGTTGCTTGCTTTCCTTCTTCCATATTCCAAAATGCGTAGATTGCGTTGTCGCCGCCTTGTGAGCCGCCACTTGAGCGTGTTTCTTGTTCTTTGAGCTTTGCTCTGATTTCTGCTAGTGATGCCATAGTTAATGCCTCCTATAAATGCCTATGTTTGTCTTGTGCCTTTAGTGTGTAGCACAGTTTTAATACTACACGATATTATTTATCTTGTCAATGAATTTATTTTAATATTTAGAAATAACTTTGTTAGTCGTATATTTCGTTTACTAGCTCAAGTAAGTCTTTAGTTATTTTATTTAGATCAAGATTATTTAGTGTGTCTGCCATTGGGCCTGATCCAAAATATCTTAATGGATTAAGAAATGCTACAGTTTTTGCTCTAGTTTTACTTTTGTGTGATACTAATTTTGATTCGTCGACGCAGATCAATTGATTTTTATAGTATTGAATATTTCCATATTTAAAATTTTTATCTGTAGTAAAGTCTACACAAGATACAAAGCCATTATCTAGTATTCTACAATCATGCGATTTTAAAAGAAACTCTTTATATAATTCAAAAAATTTCTCGTACTCAAAAGTAAAATGTTCTCCAACTACAGGCTGCATAGAAATATTAAAAGTTTTTTTTGTAATATCAAACTCGTACTTGTATTTTAACGGATAATATTTTTTAAATATTTGTAACGAGTCTAATAACGATTCTATGTGAAACCTACTCCCAAGGTCGTTAGGATTATCTTCAAAAACGTAAGTTTTAGTAATTGTAGAAGGGATAGCCTGTTGTTTCCCTTCTACAAAACAATTTATAAATTCACAATGTACATGTTTTATAAATGTATCATCTTTACGTGTTTTTATTAATCTATTCAATTTATACTTCTGTAGTTTTTGGTAATCCTGGTTGAGGTTTGTTAGTCGGAATAGCCTTGGGGGTGCCGCCTGGATTTCCGCCGTCTCTTGGAAGATTTCTAGGTTTACCCATCTTTGTTATACCACTTGGTTGTGACTGTCCGTCCCAAATAAAGCTATATTTGTCGCCTTTTTCTGGAATAACTCCTCTTAGCCATCCTCCGCCGTTCATTCCTATTTTATCCATTGCTCTTGCAATTTTTACAATTGTTTGTGCATTTGGATATGCAGTTTTTGCTAGAGCTGCATAAGCATCGTTTGTGGCTTCAAACACAACTGATTCATTTGTTTTTGTTTTATCCATACAGTCATCAATCATATCTTTTAACTTGCTTTGGTCGCAATTTGGATGCATTTTGCAAATTTCAGCTTTAGTTTTGCCGTCTTTACACATCTTCATTATGTGCGACTTAGAAGGCATTTTTTCGTCTGCTTCGTGAATTGCTGCTAGACGGTTTCCCATCTCTCTAATTTGTTGTGCTACTGATTTTGTCATTTTAAACTCCTGCTAATCTTAATATATCAATTTGTTCTTTGGTAGGATCTTGATCTTTAGTATCTGGTGTAAATCCTCTTTTGTTTTGTAACTTAATATCTGGATCTGCTGCTTTAATAGGTCTCCATATCTTCTTACCATCTTTTACATCTCTAACATGCGGCTGGCCGTCAATATTAGCTTTTTCACCTGGAGCGTAATACATTACTTTTTGCATTGCTACTTCCATGCTTGGAAAGTTTGTAATTTTATCTGGTGCCGAAGGCGTTTCGCCAGGGTCGCCAACATTGCCTCTGTTACTTGACATATATGCTTTATCAGCTGCATTTGCTGATTTTTCAGCTTTTGCTATTGCAGCACTAATATTTTCCGGCTTACCGTAAAAGTCGTACTTACGAGCAAGCATTGCAAGATATGCATCTTCTTCTGAAGATCTAGCACTCTTTGCCATTAATGCTTTGATAGCTTCTGCATCGTTTGTATAGTTATTTGATAAATCCTCATTCATGTTTATGCCCATCTTTTGCAATTCTCTAGGCAATGTGTCACTCATAAATGTGTCCATTGTTTTTTGTTGTCTCGGAGTAGGTTGGCCGCCTGCTTTAATAGCTGCTAAACCTGCCTCTAGTTCTTTGACCATATTTGGTGTAACTTGAACGCCTGGTTTAAATGCATTTTTAATATCACCTACTAAATTACGCAAAAACCCTTCTTCGATTGGTTCAAATTTAACTTCATCCATAACTGTATTCTGCATTTCATTATATTTATTTGTTATACGCTCTATAAATTTTGCTGCAGGCTTAACATATTGGTCACCATAGTCTTTTTGTATTGAAGTCAATACTGAAGTTTCACCTTTAGGAAATGTTCCATTTTGTCTATCAAAATAACTAAGTATAAATTCACCAAGTGGTGTTTTTTGTTTATCAGCATCATCGGCATCTTCGCCAATTCCAGACTGTTCTAGCCATTGCATAACTGGATATAGTGTGTTAACAATAGCATTACCAAATTTACCATCTGAACCTGAATCTGGTTTAGTTTCTAAACTCTTGGCTGTTTTACGCAAACTCATCATAGCATCAATTGCATTTTGTCCATTATCATCAATATCTTGAAAACCGTTGGTTTTATTTTCAATATATGTATACACACTCCAAACATCATTAGCATATTCATTTGCTAAATTGCCTTCATAATTG